ATATCTACATTAACAAAACGTGTGTCTTCCATTCAATCAAGGAAGAAGAATTCAAGATTACATGGGACACACTTTATAGGATGGTCGGTTTAATCGAAACTAACTATACCGAGGATGATCTTTCATATGAGGAGGTTATCGTAAATAAGGATATGGTATTAGAAGCATCATATTGACAATTTAATTGTACACTGATAGAATTGAACTGAAGGTTATTAAAAACTATGGCAAAAGGATTTACTGTAAAGGCAAATGCCCCCAAGAAGACTGCAGCTGCAGACTTTGACTATGAGGCAATCAAAGAACGTATGCGAGGCAAGAAAATTGTTTTCTGTCTTCCTGGTCGAGGATGTTCTTTCACATTTCTAAAGAACTTTGTACAACTTTGTTTTGATCTTGTACAGAATGGAATGAGTATTCAGATCTCGCAGGATTATTCTTCTATGGTTAACTTTGCACGTTGCAAGGTACTTGGTGCTAATGTATTGCGAGGACCAAATCAGAAACCATGGGATGGTAAACTAGAGTATGATTATCAACTATGGATTGATAGTGATATTGTATTCAACACTGAGAAGTTCTGGCAACTATGTGATAATGCACTTGCTGCTGATGGTAGTGAGAAGGAAGTTGTTGCTGGTTGGTATCTAACTGAAGATGGTAAGACTTCTTCTGTTGCACACTGGTTAGAGGAAGAAGATTTCCGTAGTAATGGTGGAGTTATGAATCATGAAACCATTGAGACACTACCTAATCGTAAGAAACCATTTACAGTTGACTACACTGGTTTTGGATGGGTACTAATTAAGAATGGAGTATTTGAGAATCTAGAGTATCCTTGGTTTGCTCCTAAGATGCAAGTCTTTGAGTCTGGAGCAGTACAAGATATGTGTGGAGAAGACGTATCATTCTGTCTTGATGCAAAAGAGAAAGGATTTGATATTTGGTGTGATCCACGAATTCGTGTAGGACACGAGAAGACTCGGGTAATCTAAAATGGTTAATATCTACTATCAAGGTAGAAAGATCTATTCACAGATAACTCATGAAGAAGCAGTTGATATTCTTCATGAGTTAGCTTTAGAAAAATATAATGAGAATAAAGAAATTGATTTAGATCTATTAGAAGTTGAAACAATTACAAATGAAGAATGAAAATTGCAATTATAGGTAAAGGTACATCTGCAATTATTACTGCTCTACATCTGATCGAGAATGATCATGATGTAGAATTTTTTTATGATCCAGATGTAAAACCTTTAAGTGTTGGTGAATCTACAACACCACATATACAACAATTAATTTTTAGAGTTTTAGATATTAGTATTGGTGAGCTTGCTGATGCTGGTATTGTTTCTTTTAAGAATGGTATCAAGTATCTAAAGTGGGGAAAGGGAAAATCATTTAGACATCATTTTAGTGGTGGAGAATCTGCATTTCATTTTGAGAGTGGAATTTTAAATAAGTTTATTCACGATCATTTAGAGAATGAACGTGGTATTGTTTATCATGCAGAACGTGTTAATGGATATGATTGTGAAGATGATCAAGTTATTATTAATGGTAAAGAATATGACTTTGTAGTTAATTGTGCTGGATGGAATGATAAATCAGAGTATTACAAACCAATCTTTGAAACTGTAAACTCTGCAATTCTTTATACACGGGATACAATTGATGATCCTACTTACACATTACACACAGCAACACCAGATGGATGGGAATTTGGTTTACCATTCCCAGATCGTGGAATCACAAAGTGTGGATATTTGTATAATGATAAACTATCAGATCCTCAGATTGAAGGAAAGAAAATTTCATGGACTCCGAGATTTTCTAAGAAAGTAATACAGAATCGTTATGAAGCATATAATGGGAATCGATTATTTTTCATTGAACCATTAGAAGCACTATCACTTTTATATTATGATTCTGTTGCATCAGATATTGTTGATTTCTTAAAAAATGGTAGAACTCATATAGCATATCAAGAAGCAAATGAATCATACTTAAGTGCAATGACTGAGTATTTCTTATCATTATCTTGGTATTATTCATATGGTTCTGAGTTTGATACTCCATTTTGGAAGAATGTTAAAGCACGTTCAAACGTATATTTTAATTCACAATCTTATACGAATCGATTAGATAGTCTTTTAGAATCATATTATATTAGTAGTCATACTTCTGAAGATAAAGGTTTTCTTAAAATTGGTTGTTTTGCACGACATGACTTTAAGGATGTACACTGCGGAATGACGCAGATACCCATCGAGAAGCACCTAGAAGGGGTCTTTAAGTATCGCATCACCCCTTTACAACCTTGCGATGATAATGTAGAATAGAGAGGTAAATTCAAAGGAGTTACATGGCTGTTAAATCTAAGATTGGTATTTCTGGTCTACAATTCATGCCTGGGAAACCAAAGACAACTCGCCAAGGTCGGTCAAAAAACACGAAACTTTCTGCTACCTCTCGCAATGGTCGTAAGAAACGTTATCGTGGTCAAGGTCATTAAATATAATACATAGAATCAATATAGTATCTCTATGTCTTGCTTAATTACTAATTTACCTTCCCTAGAAGTATGGGTTCGTAAAGAATATCTAACTGACCACCAAAGTGGGCATGGAGAATTTGTAAAGGGCGTCTGGGTATCGGCAAAGTCCATACCTGGACGTGCTTTTTATTTTGAGACTTATCTACCTGAGTATGCTGCAATGTATGATAAGTTACCGATAAGTGCTTTTCTATCTACTCCAAACCTTCCTGATCCTGATATGGATCTTCCTAATTTGCAATTTTGGAATTGTATGGACTATGGTGTAGTGTCTATCGATAAGAAATTTATTGGATCGATGGACTTTGAGTGTTATACAAGAGACTTTGGGATTCAAAAAGGTACTTATATATGTACTTTAGATAATTATCACCGAGATCCTGATATGGTTGACTGGGCAACGAGTGAAAATCCTGCGGAGCACAAGTCCCATAACCTTATAGAACTTGAAAATGGGCAATATGCTCTGTATCCAAACAATAGATTACGTATTTTTGATAATAGTTTGACTCCTGTAGAACCCAAGATGCCTGATTTTAAGGTTTCTACTGAGTATTATCAAGTAGAGAATGGTTTTGAACGTCTTGGAATGGGTCGTGAAGACGAATATTTTTGGAAAACTTCGAAAGAGAGAGAAAAAATCGAAGAGAATACTGAAAATTGACCCCGCGCCGCCGTTTCTCCCCGAAAATCTCTCAAAAATACTGAAAGAAAAGAGTGATTTTGGTTGGATAAATAAAATGATAATACCTATTTTGTAATCTAATGCCTTTAGAGAGGAAAAGTCAAGGATTTTTAGATCTAAGTTTGACTTTTAAACAAAATCCTCTAAGTCAAGACCTAATTACACTAAAAAATGACGTTGCAATCGCAAGATCCGTTCGTAATTTAGTGCTAACTTCTGCTGGTGAGAGGTTTTTTAACCCAACTTTAGGTTCTGGGATCTCAAGACTCCTATTTGACAACATAAGTGACATCACAGCTGATCAAATTAAGGATGAAATATCTAGAGTCATTAATCTTTATGAACCAAGAGTCTCTTTAGTTAGAGTGATTTGTCGTCCAGATTATGATTCTGGTCAATATGCTATAACTATTAGATATAGAATAGTTGGTATTGATGCAACTATAGAAGATCTTTCATTTGTACTTCAAGCAACAAGATAAATGACAATTACAAATCTCACCAGTCTAGATTTTGAACAAATAAAAGATACTATTAAACGTTATCTCAAGTCTAATAGTAAATTTACTGATTATGATTATGAGGGATCAACACTATCCCTTGTAATTGACATGCTTGCGTATAATACTTACATTGCATCTTACAATGCAAACATGTTAAGTAATGAAGTATTCATTGATGGTGCGACACTAAGAGAGAACGTGGTTTCTCTTGCAAGAAATATTGGATATCTACCAAGACCAAGAATTGCTGCAACTGCAGAGATTAGTTTCTTCGTTGATACTTCAGAGTTCCCTACTGCTCCTCGTTCTCTTACTCTTAGAAAGGGAATCGTTGCACTCAATGCAAGTCGTAATACATCATTAAATTTTGTATTCTGTGTCCCTGATGATGTAACATCTGTAGTTTTTAATAATGAAGCATCCTTTAATAATCTCAAAGTATATCAAGGTTCACTAGTAGAAGAAACCTTTACTGTTGATGAAAATGATTCTAGCCAGAGATTTATCCTATCAAACCCAGGAATTGACTATAATACCTTAAGAGTAAAAGTAAAAAATAGTTCCTTTAGTGATGTTGGTGTTGCCTATAAACTTTCAGAATCTATTATGGAAGTTGAAAGTGATTCAAAAATTTACTTTATCCAAGAAATATCAGATGAGAGATATGAACTCATCTTTGGTGATGGTAATTTTGGCAATAAACTAGAAACTGGTAACGTCATTGAAGTAAGTTACATTGTAACTGATGGTGAAGCTGGTAATGGTGCCAATCAATTTAAGTTTGTAGGTAACTTATACGATAATAATGATAATGTGGTTGATAGAGATATTTCTCTAATTCAAACAATCTCTCCTGCTTCTGGTGGAACCGATATTGAGTCAACAAAGTCAATTAAAAACTATGCAGGAAGGATATATGCTTCTCAGAACAGAGCAGTCACTGCAAATGACTATGAAGCAATTGTAAGAAAAATTTACCCTGAGATTGATTCAATTACTGCTTTTGGTGGTGAAGAGTTAGATCCTCCAAGATTTGGAAGAGTAATGATATCAATCAAACCAGAAAATGGTAGATTCATTTCAAACTCGATAAAAGACTCTATTAAAAGAGAACTTAAAAAATATTCTGTAACTGGAATTATTCCAGAGATTTTGGATACAAAGTACTTGTATATTGAGTGTGATTCATCCGTTTACTATAATCCTAATTTGGTAGGAAGTGCAAGTATTGCAAAGCAAAAGGTCATCAAGAACCTCAATAAGTTTGCTGCAAGTGAACAGATGAATATGTATGGTTCTAGATTTAAGTATACCCAATTTACAACACTAATTGACAAGTCTGACGAATCCATTACTTCCAATATCACTGATATTCGAATTCGTAGAGATTTGAGTGCTATATTGAATAGACTTGTTGAGTATGAAATCTGTTTTGGTAATTCCTTTAAAGTTCTGAATAAAAATGGATTTAATATCAAGTCAACTGCGTTCAAAGTGAGTGGAAATACCAATAATGTTTACTTCTCCGATATTCCATCAGCTGATGGTGTTACTGGAGAATTGATTCTTATCAAAACTCAGGAACAATCTAGTGATAGTATAACTGCTACACAGAACTTACCAGTAGAATTAATCGTAAGAAGGAACGTTGGAACTATAGATTATGTCAAAGGAGAAATTAAAATAAGTGCAATAAATATAGTATCAACTGCACTTCAAAACAATTCTATAATTCAAATATCCGCAACTCCAAACTCAAATGATGTTATTGGGTTGCATGATTTGTTCTTACAATTTGATGTAAATTATAGTAATGTTGATATGCTCATTGACCCAATTTCCTCTGGGGCTGATCCATCAGGTTCAAGTTTTATATCTACACCAAGTAATTCAAATAAGGGTGTAGTACGATCATTATAGTAAATCTCTATTACTTTAAAAGATTAAAATGGTAAGTAATAATAAAATCAGACTTGCACAAGTTTTTGAAAATCAAATTCCAGATTTTGTTAATGATGATTTTCCACTTTTCAAAGATTTTCTAAAACAATATCAAGAATCTTTAGAGTATCCTGGTGCATCTCAAGATATTTTATCAAAGATTGACAACTACGTCAATCTAGATGCATTATTGTTGTCTCCAGATGAAACAACTAGTAATAACAATTTTGCAAAAACTGATACAACTCTATCTGTTGTTAGTACCAATGGATTCCCAAGTTCTTATGGTCTTCTAAAGATAGGTTCTGAAATTATTACATATAAATCCAAGACTGATACAACCTTTGAGGGTTGTGTCAGAGGTTTTACTGGCATAACTGAAATTGGTGATGAAATTACTTTTTCAAGTTCTGTATCAGCAGAGCACTTTTCTGGATCAAAAGTTGAAAATTTAAGTGGCGTATTCATAAAAGTATTCTTCGAAAAACTCAAAAGGCAAATTGCGCCTGGTTTCGAGGGAAGAGAATTACCTGAGAGTGTAAATAGCAGACTCTTTTATAAGCATGTAAACGATTTTTATAGATCAAAGGGAAGTGCAGAATCTTTTAAAATCCTCTTTAATGCATTATATGGTGTTGATGTTCAGGTTATCAGACCATCAGATTTTGTATTCGAACCCTCAGCAGCATCTAGTAGAAGGGTTGTAAATCTAGTTGTATATGCAATTGATATCAATCAACCAGATTTAACCGATTTCCTTTTAAATAAAACACTATTTCAGAAAAAATTAAATAGTCAGGATATTAATCAAGATGTTTCAGCATCAGGTACAATCACTAATGTTGAAAGAATAGAAAGAGGATCTCAGAGATATTACATCATATCTCTTGATGATGACTATGCAAAAGATACCACTGTAAGAGGAACTATATCTGGTAATTTTGAAGTCACTAAGACAACCAGAATAACAGAAGATCATGCAAAAACTTCATCAATTTTATATGTAGATTCAACTATCGGATTTGATAGAAACAGATCTCTTGATGTCTATTTGGATAATGGTTTAATCAAACCAATCCTAATGAGTAATAGAACTTTAAATGAATTTCACAATGTAAGATCAACATTTGATATTCCCAGAGGAACATTAGTATCTGCAAAGAACTATGCATACGTTGAAAATGGTGATACAAATATCTACTTTAGAGTTACTAATGTTTTAACTGATATTCCCCCATCTGCAGATAATAATTATTACTCTATTGGTGATCCAATTAAATTTAATACTCTTGGATTAAAGGATAGTGATAAAAAATATAACAATTGGACATTTAACTTAACTCCATCATACAATATCTCCAAGATTGATATTGCCAACCTATCAAGAAGAGAGTATTTTGTAACTCTAGAGGCAGAATTTGATCTTGTTACAAGAGATAATTTCTACATAACATCATCAACTGGTGATTCTTACAATGTTAGAATTATTTCCAGGGATAGTGCAAACACTTACGTTGTAAGTTCAACAACAACGATTAGAGATTATAATATTTCTACCAAAAAATTTGTACTAGAGAGAAAACTTAACAAAGGTAAGTTTAAGTCTTTCCCAGAAGCAAATACTTCAGTTTCAGATGTTCAGAACGTATACAGACCCAAAGATCTTTCTGATATACTATTTGTAGCATCATCTTCACTTCCAAATTATTTTAACGAAAATTTAAATGTAAGTGATAGAAGAATTACTTTCTCAGTAAGTCTACCTTCTGATGTTGAAAATAAGCAGATTAAAGTTGGTTCTGATGCAACTACAACAACTGCAGAAAAAACTCACTCATTTTACACTGGTGATGCAATAATCTACAAAGAAGATGATAGTAATAATCGTTTAAGTATTCCAAATGGAAGATACTATGTAACTGTTGTTGATAATAAAACTATAAAACTATCCGTTAGTTTAGCTGCAGTTCATTCAAAAGAATATGTTACAATAGAAGGAAGTGTAACTGACAATACTTTCTATTATTTTGATTTATTTGATATTGGTAGAGTTTTATCCGACGATAGTTCTTTTGAGTTAAAATCTAAAAAGTTATTTAAAAAGTTTGTTAAACCAGTAGATCAAACAAATAAAGTAGAAACTACTGCTGGAACTATTGGCATTTTAAAGAATGGTGTAGAAATCTTAAACTACAAATCCAAAAACTCAATTTTCTATGGTCCAATAGAAAAAATTTCCGTCATTTCTGAGGGTGATAATTATGACATTGTAAACCCACCTTCTCTAATAATCAATGATGGATCTGGTGCAAATGCTGGATCTGGTGCAACAGGCAATTTTGAAGTTAAAGGATCAATTTTAGATATTAAAGTTAAGTATGGTGGATTTAATTATAGAAACACTCCAGTAATTAAAGTTAGTGGTGGAAACGGAAGTGATTGTATTGTAAATCCAGTAATGGAAAAATACTCTCACGTTGTTGATATTAATGCCGATAGTGGGTTTTTTGTTGGATTATCTACAAATCCTGCTGTTGGAATATCTTCTAATGTTCTTAAGTACTCCGAAGGTCATTATTTTTACCCAGGTGAAAGAGTAATCTATGATACTAGAGGTAGACAAGAAATTGTTGGACTGCAAAATGGATCGACATATTATGTTGGTTTGATCGACAATTTTACCTTCTCACTACACAATAATAGAACAGATGCGGAAAATCTGAATAATCCCGTTGAAATTTTAGATTATGGTTCTGGTATTCATATTTTAGAATCGATAGAGAAAAAGCAAAGAATTGCAAAATTTAATGTCACATATTCAACAGATGACTATACCTTTAAAAAGGTTTCATATGATCCAAGTTTGGTTTCTACACCAATAGATTTCTATACAAACACTATCAACATACCTGGTCATGGATTTAGCACTGGTGAAATAATTACATATAACGCATCAATCTCACCAATTTCTGGGTTAACAAGTGCAACAAATTACTCTCTGACTAAAATTGATGAGGACAATTTCAAACTATCTGAAGTTGGGGTTGGGATTACAGAATTTATAACTTTAACATCAGCTGGTGTTGGTAGGCAGTATTTCCAATATCCAGATATTACAATTGAAATTGATAGTTCTAAGGACAATATAAATGAACTTAATGTAACTGTACCTCCAGAAGTTGAGTTAGTTGCAAGGGGAAAAATTAAATCGGTTTTCCTAGAAAATAATGGTATTGGATATGGATCTACAAATATTATTAATTATGACAGACAACCAGTAATAACTGCAGAGTCTGGAAGCGGAGCAACACTTAAACCTATCATTATTAATGGTCAGATAAGTAATGTTCTAGTTCAAACTCCTGGAAGTGGATATGTTTCTACTCCATCAATTACAATAGAAGGAGCTGTAGGTGGCATCGGAGCAGATTTAGTTCCTGTTATAAGTGATGGTAAATTAACTGAGGTTATTATTAGATCACCTGGAAATAACTATGATCCTAATACATCATTAAGTGTTATCACATCTGGTGGTGAAGCTAAATTCAGAGCAACAATAACAAGTTGGAATATTAATAATGTTGAGAGAAACTTTGGTTCCAAACAAATTTATGATGATGATGGGTTTATTGCCCA